ATGAACATACAAGAGTTACTATCCAGCGGACAGAACGTAACGATAGCCGTTACGCCAGCCGACCTTAGAGAGTTCGCCCTAGCGGTGGCAGAGGAGGTCAAGGCTTCATGGAGCGCAAAGGATAGACAAGACAAGAGGCTGACAGCGAAAGAAGCCGCGGCACAGCTGGGCGCGTCCGAACGTTGCCGCCTACTAACGCCGCTTGCCCCCTGCAAGAGGGGCTTTGCTCGCTTTCCTTGTTTTCTGACATCCCTACGTCGTCCGTAGGATACGCTGCGTAGTTCATTATACGCGCAGGGTCAAGGCTCGGGGAGTATATGGGCACGGATTGTATCTCCGTGTTTGTCCTGATGTTTGGCGCGAGCCGTAGTTCGCATTCGAGTTCGTGAAAGCGTTGTTCGAATTCACGTAGCCGAGGCCGCAGTTCGTCCCGTTGTTCGCGTTGCCGCCGAAAGCCACAAGCTCACTCCCCTCTACCTGCCGTCCGCGCCTGTCGGCTCTCGCTCCGCTTCCGTTGTTCCGCTTCCACGGAGGGCGGACGGTCTTTACATACTTGCTTCAGGCGGCTTTCATCCGCCGTGTTGCCGCTGGTTGGTTCGTTGTTTGGCTTATTGCCTGAATTAAACTTATTTTTTATTAACTCTATTTTTTCCGTCACCGCTCCCCACTGCCCGCAAGTCATTTGTCTTAACTCCTTAGCGACCGCAGGGAGCGGTACTCCTTTTCTCCTTACTCCTTCACCCTACAATTCACTTGGGTTAACATCTGTTAACGTTCCATAGTACGCAAGGCGCGAGCCGTAGTTCGCAAGCGAGGACGTGAAAGCGTGGACCGAAAGCACGAAGCCGAGGCCGCAGTACGTCCCGCGGTCCGCGTTGCCGCCGAAAGCCACAAGCTGGCCAGTAGCTATATTTCTCCAAAAGTAGTCACACCAGTAGCTCGTCGAGCCTCCGCCAACGGCTTGTGCTATAAGGTCGAAATACTCGCCCATCTGCATCTTGGTAACATAGCCTTCGGCGTCAATCCTTGTGGTCTGCCTGTAGTCTCCTGACGGATGTGTGGTAAGCTCAGCGCTTGACGGCATTCTGTTGCCATCGTAGATGAATACCTCAGTACCCGTCTGCGCGTCGTTGTCGCTCGCTCCGCAGTATATGCCCTGCGTCATCTCCCATTGCCATCCGTATGGGTCTTCAATCCCGAACAGGCTGATGCGCGAGCAGTTGACGCCCGTATTGTCGCCGTTCACCACGCTTATGGTCTTAGCCCCGCTGTTGTCGCCGTAGCTCTTCATGTCGCCCGTCTTCAGTGTCGCTACCGTCGCCCATAAGTCAAGGTTTTGGCTGCCGCACACGCCGTAACCAAGTTTCGACTGTATGTCGGGGCTGCCGTACTCCGAGAGTGCCATCATCATCAACAGCCGCCTGAAGTCGTAGTCAGCCAAGCCCCAGTCCGCGCCGTTCTGCTGCGCCGCGTTCCAGAATGCCGTGATTGTCATGCTTCCCGTAGGCGAGTAGCCGCTGCGGCTGTAGCCCTTGCCGCCCGTGACGTACATCTTGTACTTGCCCATGCACTGCGCCTCTATGTAGTGGCCGCCTATGGGCAGCTGGCTCATGTACAGTAACGGGTATCCCGCCTGTGCGTCGTCCACCATGCGGTAGTACAGCCTCGGCGAGCACCACATCACGTTGCCCTTGCTCTCGTCAACGGTAGTGCCGTCGGCGAACAGTCCGCTGTTTGTTTTTGAGAGTTTAGACCGCTTTCCGCCGCTGTTGACCAAGTAGCAGCCGCACGACCGCTTGAACTCCTCCCACAGTGCGGTGTTGCCCAACGTGCCCCATTCGGGTGAGCTCTGGTTCTGTTTGATGGGCACGCACCACGCTACCTGTGACAGCGTGCCGCTTCCCGTCTCGTTTATCGCGTCGGCAAGGTTCTCAAGCGTTATGCGCCTTATCGAGCCTCCTATTTCCACGAGTACGCTGTTATCCTTCAGCATGCTCGTTACGGCCGTTGCCGTTCCTAAGTTCTTGTTTGCCATATTATTAATTTAATTCATGATTCGTAATTGGGTGGGCATCTAATTCCATGAAGCCTCGCCTACGGCCTCCACACTGTCCCTCGTGCCCATGTCGCTCGCGCTGACACTTATAGTATTGGCGCTGGCCGTCTTGATGACAGTCCACGTGTCCTTGTCCATGATGTCTATGCGCCATGTCATGCCCGATGTGTCCACTACGCTGTTGTCACTCATCTTGACGACCTTGGCCGTTATAGTCACGGGACTGTCGTCCGTCACCTCCTTATTCGAGCTCGTCACCGACATGACCACTATGAACTGGTCGGCGCTGTCGTTCACGTACACCGCGCCCCTTGCCACCGCCGACGTGGCCGTCTGGTCGGTGTAGAACTCCGCTATGAATATCTGCATACCGTTCACGTCGTCCCTCGTGGCCGTCACCGTCTTCTGCCCGTTCTTCTCGCTCCACAGCGTGTCGTCCTTGTACCACTTCACGTAGAAGTCGCCAACCTCCGTGCCGCCTACCATCAGGTGCGCTGTCATCTGTACGCTCGTGCGCTCGGCGGTCAGTATGTTGTCGCCGTCGCTGCCCAGCGTTATATAGCCGTAGTAGGCCGATGCCCCCGTCTGCTGGATGGTCACGTCTATGCTCTTCGTAAGGTTGTACTCCACGCCCGCCGACGTCGCGACACACGAGTATTCAAGCGTATCGCTCGCTATGTTTGTCTCGCTTGCAAGGTTCCCGATTATGCGTAACGCGCCCGTGGTCGAGTTCATCCTGAACGTGCCCGTCGAATCCGTAGTCCATCCCTCCGACTGGTCTCCGTTGAAGGTTAGCTCCACTCCGTTGTACCGCCACGCGTGGAAACTCAGCGTTACCGCGTTGCCTAACGAACTTTGGACGTTAGGCGTTATTATCGGCTGGTTCTCCGCCACGGTCCAGTCCGGACTCACCGCTCCTGTCGTGGGGTCCACACCTTGATACAAGGGCTTGCCGTTAAGCCCAAGCGATATGAAATACGTGTCGCCGCTGCGCAGCTTGCGTATCGTTATGCTTCCTTGTGCGCTATATGCTACCATGATTTAAATCCACCCCCCCCTTGTTTTAGTTCATGCATTATGGCGTCATGGCTGTACACCGTGCCGCCAATCTTTTTTGCCCTCTCGTCAACGGTATTGCCGTCCATGCCCGGCACGCTCATCAGTTCTTTCTCGTTCAGCAAAACGAGGTTCCCGTTAGTCCTGTGGCCCGCAAGCCTTATTCCGATGCGTTGCAACATGGCCTTATCGATTATTATATATTTCATAGACTCTTATTTTTATGTCATTTAACCATTTCAAGAACCATCTCGGTAGTCTCTTCACCCACTGTGGCCGTGAATGTGAACAGGGTGCTTGACGACAAGGAATTGCCGCCCAAATCGTTATCTTCCTGCTTATAGGATATTCCGAGCGAACCGTCGAAATTCTTGGCCTTGTCCTTCAGTTGCCACGCAGCGTCGTCTGCCGCGTCGCCGCTGTCCCTCGTCACGCTCCATCCCGTAACCTCGCCCGTAAGCTCCTCCCAGCCCCTGAACACCGCGCACACGACTTGCAGTGTTTCGCCCCATGCCATCGTTGTGTCGCCTTGGGTATCTATCTCCATGCGCAGCGGCAACGGCACGTTCTGCTCTATCGTGCCGCTCATGTATATGTTGTTCAGGTACGCCGAATAGCCGCTCATGTTTATGCCGAACACCGACAGGTTGCTGAGGTCGCCGAACTGCGCCCCGATGTTAGCCGCCCCGAACTCCCACGTATTCACCTCCCGCAGGAAGCGCCAGTACGTCCGTGTCGAGTAGTTGCTCGTCTGCCTCTGCTTGTCGGTGAAGTTGCCGTAGCCCACGAAGTGCATCGCCTCGTAAGGGTGTACCGTGTAGGGCCAGCTGTCAGACGCCGCCCTGAGCATATAGCGGAACTTCGAGTTCCGCTCCGTATCGAGTATCTCTATTATCCTGAAGTAGCACGTGGCGAAGCCGGCGAAGCGGAAGTTGCCCTTGCCGTCGTCCGAGCTTGAAGGTGCGTTGTTGCCTGTGTCCCCGTAGTCGTGGAATATGCCCATGCAGATGTCGTCCACGGCCACCGTGCCAATCTCGCCGTCCTCCAGTTTCAGCGTTATCGTGCCTGTCGTCAGCAGGTTGCCCTCCGTATCCGTGTCGGGCACCACGCTCTCCACTATGCCCGCCCCCGGCGCGCTCCACCTGTCGCCGATGAGCACCTCCACCCTGTTGTACCTGAGTTCCGGCACTTCGAGGAAACGCCTTACTATCAGGCGCTCAAGCTCTCCGTTGCCTTGGCCGTCAATCCTGCCGCCGAATCCGGTCATGCCCGAGGCGAAGTCGCCGAACTGGCCGCCCTGCATCATCGTCAGCATGTAAGGCGTCAGGTCGTCCTTGTCCTTCCTGAGGAACTGCGCCAAGCTCCGCAACGCCGAAAACACGTTGCTGTCTGAGGCTGGCGTGGAGTCGTTGGTACGTATGACGTACACACCGCTTCCTCCGCCACCCGTATACGTGTTACCCTTGAACGTTAGGGTGTCAACCTTGTCCTCGATGTCCGTAAGGCGTGAATACTGCGCACTCTCGCCGATGGTGTAGATGGGGCTGTCGTAAGGGATGTCGAGGTTCATTTCCCAACCGATGACACGGCTCACCCTGTTGTCGGTAAAGAAATCGGGGGCGACGAGGGTAATCTTCTGTCCTACGTCGAAAGTACGGTGTATCTGGTCGGCAAACACCCAGTCGGAGCGTAGCGTCGCCGTGTAAGTGCCATCGTCAACCTTCGTCTTGGCAACGTACTCCTGCGCCTTCTGCAACAGCTCCTGCTCCGCCGCTGGTATGTACTGGTCTGAAACAAGCTGTATGTCGAAGCCTGAAAGCACGTACTCGTCGCCGTCCTCCGGCTTGATGGTGTCGTCGGGCAGGAAGCGTCCGTAATCCTCGTTGCCTACAATCTCCCAAAGTTGCTCGGCCGGATTCTTTTCGTCCGGATTGAATGTCACACCGAACGTCATGCCGTTGAGTTTGCCCGATTGGAACGTGATTTGCAGTTCCTGTCCCTCAAGGATGTAGTCCTCGTCGAACGTCAGTCCGCCGTCCTTGTAGCGGTAATAGGTATATGTTGATTGCGTGCCGTCCTCGTTATCCACCGTTTCGGTGCGTGATGTGACGTTCTGCAACGTGCCGACACGGCGGGGGTAGATGTAGTCGAACACTACAATGTCCTCTATTACCTCCGTCTGCAACATATTAGGATAAGCGTCGATATAGGGAGTTCCCTGCGGAAGCATGAGCCTTTTCTGCACAACGCCGTTGACTACCGCCTGTTCCTCGACGGGACGGTAGTTAGTGGGGATGTTGCGCGTAGAGCCGAAGGCGTACACACGTGTTGCGTATGTACCCTTGCTGTCGCTCCTCGTGATGTCCTGCGCCTCCACGCCACGCTCTATCTTTACGGACGTCCCAAGCTCGCAACGCCCGAAGTGGATGACGTTCTCCGTTATCCACACGTCGCAGTCGTAGTAGTCCTTGCCGCCGAGGGAGAACAAGGCATCGAGCAAATGAACGTTGTCATACGTCATTGCGACGGCCTTGTTCTGCACCGTGCTGTCTATCGAGTACGTGTATGCCTGGCCGTTAAAAGTAAATCCGAGGGATGCAAGGTTGCGCAGGAACACGCCAAGATGCACGTCAAGTGCCGCAGTGAGCGACCATGAAGCCTCGCTACCTGCGCTTTCGGGGGTGTACTTAAATATGTAGTTGTTCCACAGCCAGTAGTAGGCGTTGAGCCTTAGCTCGTAGTCGTAGCCGCCCGTGGTTGTGTTGTAGGTAGGTGTCTGCTTCTCTGTGACGTAGTATTTCTTCGACAGCTTGCCGCCCAAAGCGTCGTCAAACTGCCCCGTAAGGTCAACGTATGAGCCTATGCCAAAGTCGATAGGTGTTTCAAGGCTGAAATTCAGCACTATGTAGTCATGCTGCATCAGGGAGTAGTAACCCTTGCTCCCAGTGCCGATGTTGCTTAATTCAAGCAACTTCACACCTTGTGCTGAATAAATTGTTAGCATACGTTATTCGTCGAATTTCATTTTACCATTGAAGAACTCGTCTTCAGAGACTTCATGCAGAACTTCTCCCGTGGCTATACGGGCTTTGTCCTTTTGCATTATCAGCAAATTGCGGTATGGTATTACTTCTACTACTTCCGTGTATGTCAGATGTAAATTCTCCATGAATGACGCAATCTGTCCCAATAGACAATCATTGCCTATGGTTTCGGTGTTGCTGTCAGGTTTGCTACATTCCTTGCTATTACATACATAAATCAGTATAAGTAATTGAAAATCAAGAAGAAAGGCCGTTGTAAGGATTTGTAAAGTAACAAAATAGCAACAAAAAAATAGTTTTAGGTTCACAAATATTAATATAGCCCCTCCTATTTGGATAGTAGGAGGGGCGGCTTGGCGACAAAACTTCGGGTTTTTATCCCTACTGCAAGTTATATCTTTTACGTTTTGTTTCCTCGATGCGGTATGCCCATTCAATATGTGATATATTGACGGTCACATCTTCGTAATTGGCATTTAGCTTGTGCAATGTTATAGTGTTGCCTTCAATATCAAAAGCCGTTACCGGCCAACATAAATAATATTATCGCTTTTAATTACAAAGTCGGATTTATCCGCTACTTGAGGCAGTGCACATGGCGGTACTTTCCTCGTCATCAATATTTCACCTTTAACGTAAGCCTGTGACGTGCCGTCATCCATGCTGTTATTTTCAAGTTCAAAGGCCATGTGTTTACTGTATTTAAGTCCTGTACTAATGTTCTTGTCAATCATTTCTTTGCTCATATTTTTGTTAATAGTTAACTGTTTTTAGGAAAAGCGGCGGCGACCAGTTTTCGCCCGGCCACCGCCGCGCTGCTATTGGCGTAAACAGAAAATGGTGCTATATTGTTAAGGTTTTAACCTTTCCATTTATTGAGACCTGTTTTGTGCTTAGCTCGGTTCTCTTTTTTATGAAATCCATAAAACGCTCTCGCCTGAAGTCGTTAAATTTTTGTATGATTGTATCTATATCCGCCTTTGTGGAATTTTGAGCTTTGGGCAACACGAAACATAAATATTCCATGCAATCGGCGTAAAATCCCATGTGATGCTCCTCTATTCTCAACTGCTGTTTCAGTTGAGTGCATTCAATAGCTTGGTCAATATAAAACTTTTTGTACATGGCGGCTTTCTGCTGTTCCTTAAAAAGCCTGTTTCTCAAATTCATAACCACATCAAGACACATGGCTTTCAGTATTGTCTTTCTCTTTTTCATCTTTTGAATGTTAGTTGGTATTTTTCAGGGTCGATATTGCCCATTATTGGCATACGTGAACGTTCTACAAGTTGCATCCTTTCATTGTCTAAAAGACATTTACATTTTTGTATTTCTTTCAACAGTCTTAATTCACTGCGTGCGTAACCGGCGCATTCTTCCAGCATAAAATGCTCGAAAGCCATCATCAGTGAACGGACGTATGGGTTTGTTATATCTATAACGATTTTTCTCTTTATCATGTTCAATGTCGTTTTAGGTGTTTTTCTATCACCTTGCCAAGTTCATAGACGACTTGTGCTTCAAAGTAAGGCTCGCCATCTTGCTCGTAGGCGATATTGTTGCCGTTTTCATCACAAACCAGCTCTATACGTGCATCTTTCACCTCTACCAACGCCCAAGGCCGTTTGCCTGTGTATGCCCCAGTCAAGAATTTTATAGCGTCGTAATGGCGCGGTATCAGTACACCGTCTTTCTCTTTACAATAGCCTTCTTCGTCCAATTCGCAATACTTCTTCTGCGTGTTAGGGCGAATTTCGCGAAACTCTTGTTTCTTCGTACCTACCAAGATTTCATCAAACCATTTTTGTTTGATTGATAGTGTTAATACTTTCATGTTATGCTATTTTTATAAGGTTGCACTTTTTGAAACAACGCCATTCGTCCTTTTCGGTGTCGAAATATACCTGGCAGCTGTCAGCTGTTTTCTTCACGCCCTTTGTTTCGGGTATTCTGTCACTCATCAACGTGCCGAAAGCCTGTCTTAACGTGCCGTCAGTTTTCTTGAAGTAGAACTCAACCACCTTCTTGCCAAGCAAGGCACGCAATTTGATGTTTGCCCAAGAGCATTTAAGGGCTTCGCTCATCGTATAACCGTTCTTGCGGACAAAAGACCACGCCATGCGCATAATCTCACTCAACTGATTTCTTTTCTGTGTACTCATATCTTTTGGATTTAGCTATTACTTTGTTTTTACAATGCAAAGATAAAGTTATTACTTTGATTACGCAAGAGTAAATCAAAGAAATAACTTTTATTTAACCTTTATTAATCAAAGTGATAACTTTATTTTCTATTTTGAATGTATCTTTGCAAAAACAATAAAATATAGAGTTATGAGTTTAAACATTAAGAAAGCAATCAAAGTACATGGATTAGAAGTCCGTGAAGTGGCAAAGCGAATGGGAATAACCCCCACAGGGCTAAGCCAACACATTAACGGCAATCCATCTGTTGAAGTTCTTGAACGTATCGCCAATGCAATAGATTGCGACATTTCAGAGCTATTCGAGCAACCCAAGAAAGACACTTTGACAATTAACTGCCCCCATTGCGGCAAGGAGATAAAGTTGAACATCGAAAAATAATTGGATTATGTCACTGATAGAATGCCCGGAATGTAAGAAACAAATTAGCGACAAAGCTGTTTCTTGCCCAAATTGCGGTTATCCGTTGAATAAGCAACAAACGGATAATGCAGATGAAAATGAATACCTGTGTTGCCCGAAATGTCATTCTAAAGAGCTGCATTCCGAACATCAGGGCTTCAGCGGCGGAAAGGCGTTAGCTGGTGCCGTGCTTACAGGAGGCATTGGCATATTGGCTGGCACCATTGGGAGCAAAGATGTAAGAATAACCTGCCTTAAATGTGGACATCATTTCAAAGCAGGAGAAGCACTCGTTGAAAAAGGTTATACGGCAAAAAATAGAATGGAGGCCCAAATAGTGGAATTCTTGAAACAAGATAAGTTGGTAAACGCCCTTGAATTATACCGAAAAGAAACGCATCAGGAGCTAAAGCCGTCAATGGACTACATTCACGATATTGCTCGGAAATATAACATTGAAATCAAGCAAAATAAAGGTTGTTCGGTTTTATTATCTGTTTGTATTGTTGTTCTTTCGACTGTTGGATATTTGATTTTTTTTATATGAAATCCGAATTATCCGAAGTGTTATCGCGCGAGTGCGTAAGGCCTATTTTAATTTAGGGCGTATAAACCAATCAGTTGTGCGTCTCTTGCTCCTTGGCAACTGATAGACGGGAGCCTTTAGCCGACATCCTTACAAACGGCGGAGTTCAACAACTTGTTTATATTAACTTGGTTGGAATAGCGTACCGGTGATGACCTCATTTGAATTAACCCCATCTTCCCAAGCTGCCAGGCGATAGCTTTTTGTAAAGGGTGTCTGTTAAGCCGACACCCTTTTTGTTTTGCCTATTGGTGACAAGTGGTGTCACGAGGTGTCAAATGTTAAAGCCTAGATATTAAACGACAAAAAGATGGTGTCTGTCAGATAGACCCCATCTTTCATAGCGATTTGCTGTGATATGCGTCAGGCGCACCCCGTTATTCCGAGAACAGACAAATAAGATTTCAGAGATGACATTTCAGCCTCTGCTACGAGCTTTTGGAACGCTTCGGGGTGTCCGTCAACGTGTGAGGCTTCAAGTGCCTTGTAATAAGCGAGTTTAGCCTCGTCCGACCCCTTTAGGCTTATCAGCGTGTAGCCGTTTCGCAAAAGATACAAGTTCATCAGCAACCGTGATGTGCGCCCATTACCGTCGATAAAAGGATGGATGCGCACAAGCTCGTCATGAAGATAGGCAGCTATCAATACGGGGTGTTCACCTTGTGCCTCCATTTCCCCGAAACGTATCATAAAATCTTCCATTTGCTTGCCTACCAAATACGGCTGTGGCGGAGTGTGGCGACTTCCCGAAATCATCACGGGGACAGTGCGGTAACAACCGGCGTTTTCACGGTCTATGCCGTGCAATATCAAGGCGTGTATCTCTTTTATGGTTCTTTCGCTTATCTCTATGCCGCTTTTTGCAAAGTCACGTATGTAATCTATGGCTTCGGCGTGGTTTATTGCCTCCAAATGTTCACGCATTGACTTGCCGGAAATGGTAACACCCTCGTTTACAACAAGCTCCGTTTCTTGTAAGGTTAAAGTGTTGCCTTCTATGCGGTTGCTTTCGTAGGTGTATTCGATGTTATATGCTTCCTCAATCTTTTTCAGAGCCTCGGCAGGTAAAGGACGTATTTCAGACAAACGTGCTTTCAGTGCGTCACACTTATTCAAAAAGGCTGATATTTCCGTGTTCATACTTTTTGCGTTTCTGGATTTAATTTTATTTCTGCGCCGCACTTCGGACAATGTATAACACCTTCTTTGGGCGTATCGAAAAGTTCCACTACGGGGACTTCCAGTGCGGCGGCGATTTTCTCCAATGTGCCTATTGTGGGGTTGCCTTGCAGTGATTGGCGCAGACCTACATCCGTAATTCCTATTTGCTTTGCCAAATCCTTGAATAGCAGACCTTTTTTTTTGCATAGTTCTTTTATCCTAAAATCCATAATTTATGAGTTATGTTATTATTGTTGGTGCAAAGATATAAAACAAAACTTAGATATTTTGATTTTATATTAAAAAGTATGTTAAATATTTTGTTTTTAATTTGACAAACAAAATATAAATGTTATCTTTGCATCAGAAAACAAAACTTAAAGATTATGACACGCGAGAAGATAGAACGAGAGCTTGACAGGCTGACATTAGAGCTTGCAAGGGTAGAGCTGATGAGCGAGAAGCAGGCTTGCGAGTTCTGCAACACAGACAGCAAGGCAGAGGCTGTCGAAGCATACGAAACAGAGATTGCACTCTTCAAGATGGACTTGCAAGAACTCGAAGAAGAAGCGAGAGAAGAAAGCGACGGCTTAGACCCTGCGTTTTCATCGTGGTCGCAAGTTATGGGTATGTTTTATAAACTATAAAGGCATGAAAAGAGACGGTATAATAGACACATTGCTTTGCATTGCAGCAGCATTAGTGTTAGTGTTTGGTATATTCTGGTTTGGTTAATAGCTGTTATAACAAAGGCCGCTTTAACGTCTCCGAAAATAAGCCTTCTGACGGTCTTTTATTATAATAATGCATAAACTTACGTGTTATGACATAAAATCGAATACAGGCAAAATAAAGTGGCAAATTGTGGATTAAAACAAGTCTGCCGCGTTGTGTACAAAGTAGAATTATGCTCAATTTGACTTTATATTGTTCACCACAAGGAGAGTGCCGGTAAAAGCATTCCCTTGTGGTATTGTTTTGTTTGTAGGTAAAGATTACAGCTTCTGCGTGTTTTGCCTTATGTCTTTCAATGCAGGAAGATGCTTGCTGTTTTTTGCTGTCAAAGTTGTATTTTCTTCCAATGCCTGCATTGACAATCTGTTATCCACACCGAAAGCCACAAGGTCGGCGACCTTTGTGTCAAGACCTTCAACTTTTGCCACGAGAGCATCGAGCTGCGCTGTCGGGAAAGATATGTTATTTTGTTGGATGTAACTTGTAGACATTATCTGTTTGCTTTCACTTGCAACATCGGCAATGTTGCCACCCATTTGTCCGTAAATTGCTCTAAGTACGGCAAGCTGTTCGGTGGTCGTATTGGCGATATTCAGTTCGGCTTCGTAGATTGCTGTCATGCGTCCGTTAAGTTCTTCTCCCTCGTCCTGTGACATGGTTTCAAAACCCTTGCTTGAAGCTGATTGTTGCCCTGACGATGAAGACGTGTTGTCATATCCAGTAGCAGCCGCCAGCTTGTCACGTTCGGCCATGGCATCGGCAACTATCTTATCCCATTCATCGCGCAGGCTGTCGAGTTCTCCACTTGCTAAATCTCCGTCCTCCATAGCTTCGGCGAAAGCCGTGTACCACTCCTGCAACCTGTCTTTGAACATTGTCCCTACTTGGTTGGAAAGCAAGGCGCGCATCATGTATCCCGAAAAGTCGTCGGCAAAATCCTCCGCGCTGGCGTCCATATCCATCAACATATCGATGAAACTGTCATACAAACTGTCAAAGGATATTTGGGTCAAGGTCTCATTAAGAGTATTCGTAATCTCCTCCAGCTTGCCCGCTTGGTCTATGTAATCATCAAGTTTATCAGTGAGCCTACCTCCATAATCACCCTTGCCTGTATTCTGGATTTTCTCCCACATGTCAATATTGCCACGCAAAAGCTTCATTTCTTCGGGGGACAAATCAAATATATCTCCATTCCACGACCTTCCGATTTGTTCACTGAATTTCTTTATCTGCTCGTCAGAAAATCCATTCCAATAGTAGTTCCATGAATGATGGGCACCTGAATAACGTGCCTGTTCCCTCGCAATCTGTAAATAATTCTCGTTCTGTTCCCTCTGGTATTCTTCGGCCTTTCTTGCGGCTTCAACTGATTGCGCTCCGCTTGCGTCCTGTATGGTATCTTTTAAGTCATCGATACTTTGTTGCAACGACTCATTTCTATCCGTAAGACGGTCTATCGCTTCCTGGACTTCTTTTGCATTGCTGCCTATTCCTAACAATGAATTAAAACCGCCAAAAGATATTGTGTTTAATATATTCCCAGCCCCCTTGACAACTGACTCAAGAGGCTTTGTTATGATACCGCCGCTGAATATGTCGTCGAGAATGCTGTTGACGGCATTAAATACAATGTCGCTAAGGTCGGCGAACATGCTTCCGATGCCGTCTTTTAGCAAATCGAGAAGTCCAAGCACTGCGCCTGCGATTTCTCCTGTCGCACCTCCGAGTGTGGAAGAGAAATTAGAAAGCGCGTTTCCGGCCTTACCGAGTAACCCGGACATATTGGAAAGCGACTTGCCTAATGTGCCTGAAAGGTTTTTCACACCCTCAAACGCTCCTGAAAGCGAACCGCTCTTAATCTGCGATATGGCAGACGATATGGAGTTTATCGCATCAACGGCGTTGTCGGTAGCGTCTTTGAGGTTGTTACCTGTTGCGTTGAACTCGCCGACGGCACCTTTATAGGCGGCGGACATGCTGTCAGCTGTCGTTCGTGCCATGTCAAGACGTTGTTTTGCCGCAGCCTGTTCCTCGGCTGTGCCGTTGCGTAACGCCTGCTCGTAATCAGCCTGCGCTTTTTCCAGATTGCCATAAGCGACTGCTTCTGCGGCTTGTGCTGCAATCATCTTGCGCTGGGCGTTCTGGAACTCAACGGTAAGCTCGCCGATTTTCTTGAAGTCAACGTCTTTGAGGTCGCCTGTGACCTGCTCTCTCAAACTGTCTACGGCCTCGACTATCTGTGCTTGGTCGGTAGGCCGCATGGCCTTGAACTCATCAGACTTCATTATGTCCCTTAAAGCGTCAAGGTTACGCTCTATCTCGTCTTGGAACATCGTGCCGAACTCGCTGAACACACCTGCCCAATCAACATCCTGCCTTATCGCAGAAAGGTTGACGTTGGCGACAGCCTGTTCACGCTCTTTTTCGAGCGACAGCCTTTCGCCTTCGCTCTGCGCGTTCCTTATCTTCTCGGCGTACTCCTCTGCGATGGCGAGCTTCTGCTGCTGGAACGTGCCGTATTGTTTGAGGTAGTCGCGCATTGCCTGCGCCTCGGCGGCATACACTTCGTTGGTCTGCCGTTCGCGCTCTTTGGCGGCATTGTCTGCGGCTTCTTGCAGAGCGTTTTGCTGCTCCTTGGTAAGTCCATTTACACCAAGACCTGTAATGCCTGCTTCCTTGTTCTTTTCCTTGAACTCAGCCTCCTGTCTCTCAATCTCGGCGATGCGCTTCTTGTAGTCGTTGTCGATTTCGGCCAGCTTCTTCTCCGTGCCGTCGCGCATCAGGGCGATTTCGTCGTCTTGGTTCTGCTGCTGAAGGGAGAGCAAGGATTTATTCAACTCTTCTTGGGCTTTCTTTTGCTGCTCTGCCGCTTTTTTACGTTGGTTTTCGGCTTTGGCGGTTGTTTTGTTCGACTTGCCGGTCAATGTCTCAAGTGTTTTTTCCGCCGCCTGTAGTTCCTTGTTTTTTGCCTCTATCGTACTTTCGACCGTTTTCCCTGCCTCAGCCTTTATATTCCCACTTCGCAGGCCGGATATTTCTTTTTTCAGATTTCTTATTTTTTCGGAGGCGTTTTTTATTTCGCTCGACAAGCTCGACGTTGGCTTTTGTGCCTTACTCGAAGCCAAAGAAACTTGCTCTATTTCTTTTTCAATGGATGCAATTTGCGTCTGTGTATCTTTTAATTCGTCGTTTGCATCTTTCAGTGATTTTTCAGCTTTTGCAATCCTGTTGAGTGACAAACGTTGTGCCTCTATACCTGCGTCACCACCATAGACTACTCCTATCGGGTTTTGCTTACGTGTCCTGTCATAATTAGCCTGCTGTTTTTGTACGTTCTTCTCCTGAAGCCTTTTACTTCGATATAATTCTTCCAGTTCTTCCTGTGCGGCTTTGAGTTTGATTTGCTTTTCAAGTTGTACGAGATAAGCCTTGATTGCTTCCGTATTGTTGTTGATAAGTTTTCCTTCCTCATTAAGGCTTGCATTGTAATCAGGTATGATACTTTGCAACTCACCCAAAGCTTTCTTTTTTTGGTCTAAAGAAGCGGTTTCGCTCCTCAAAACCCCATTAAGTCGGTCTATGGTCGCGGCTTGTGACGAAAATTCTTCGTCCGCTTTTTTGCTCACCTTGGAAAGTGCCTCCTGTGATGCCGTGGCTTCATTTGTCCGCTTGGTAAACATGTAAACAGCCGTACCCAATCCAACTAATACCGAAAGTAATGCTACATAAACATTTGACTTTGCAGCCAAATTAAATGCCTGCTGTGCTGCGGTCGCAAGCCCCATTTCTTTGCGATAAGCCATAATCAAGCGTATACTGTCAACAAATCCTACCGCCTTTTGAGCAACCGCAGTCACAATCAAAGCAGCCCGGTATGTTCCATAAGCAGCGATAAGACCTCCTATGACAGAAATCACATCGTCAAGGTGTTCTACAAGTTCCTCGGCAGTTCCTATACCGAACTCAAAAACTTCTTTGTATTTGTTGCCGAAATCAACCAATTTCGTAAATAGGGTATCTTCCAAGTTCGCAATCCTCTGCGGCCAAGTTCCTGCTGCATTTTCGAGCATATTGTTGAACTTTCCACCCTCACTGGTCATGCTTTGGAATGCCTTTTCTACATCCTTGAAACCGATTTTACCTTCCTCGACAAGTTTCTTTATCTGGTCTTGCGTCACCCCAAGGTTTTTGGCCATCTCTTCCACGACATTAACGCCTCTTCCTTGGAATTGTTGTATGTCTCGCCAATAGGCACGTCCTTGTACCCTCAATGTGCCATACAAGTAAATCAACGAGCTTAATGGAATTTGCAGGCCGCTTGCCACATCTCCAAGCATTGAGAGTTCATCTACAACCGTTTCAGCCGATGAGCCGTAAGCGAGAAGTTGCTTTGCACCATTCGCCACGTCATCCAAATTAAATGGTGTTTTCCGGGCAAATTCGGTAACTTCCGCCAATAACGCATCGGCTTTTGATTTACTTTGTAAAATGGTTGATAAGGCAACTTGTAATTGTTGCATTTTCCCCGTAGCATCAATCACATCCGTCCCAAACTTTTTGATAGCCGCCAAGCCTCCTATTTCCGCTGCCGTCCGTTTCAATGACGACATCAAAGCGTCAACCGCTACTGTGGATTTGTCTGTTTCCTCCGAAAACTCACGGTATTGCCTGGTTAGCTGGCGGATTTCGAGGCGGTTGCTTGCCTGCTGGCCTTGCAGTTCCCCTAAAGCATATTTCTGCTCGTTAAGTGCCGCTTTCGCCTTATTCAACCGGGCGAGCAACGCTGCGGACTGTGGAGAGTATTTTCCCAGCTTTGAATATTGCTCGGACAACATCCTGACATCCTCTTTAGTTTCACGAATAATCGCGCGTTGCTTGATAATTTCGGCTGAAAGCTCGTCGGATGACTTTGTTACACTGTCGATTTTCTTCTTCAAACCGTCCTTCATCACCGCCCCAGCCTTCGCAGCTTCAGTGGCAAGCCGCGTAAATTCCTGACGGCTTGATGCCAACCGCTCTTCTGTTCTTTTTATCTCGGCATTGGGTGTTGACGTGCCAAAACTTTTTAACTGGTTCTCCAGCTTTTTTATTTCGTCGCGGAGCCGGATTACTTTATCGTAGTCCGCTCCGACTTTAAAATACAATTTTGCCATGATTTTAACCTGCTATATTACCCATATAAGCTCCACGGAGTGTTTTTCTATTCCAATCTCCTCCTCTCCTTTCGATGTTCCTAATATATCTTCCCGTTATCCTGTTGACAAGATTGTTCGGATTACTTGCGCCATTCCCATAACGCATTGACGCTAATCTGTTGGCTTGCCGGATAATATCCCAGCCTGATTTTGCTCTTACTCTGACTCGGCCTAAAAATTTTAATTAAACAATTATTGAAAATAATTCGCTTTATGTACAAATATACAAATTTTTATGATGGGGTGGGTCGTATCCACCCCACTATTTTTAATTCTGTGTTCTCGTGCGCGCCTGCTAACACTTTACCTAACTTTTATTAACATTGTGTGCGTTAATATTGAGCGGCGACCGCGCGCTAAGACCTTAGCTAATCCAGTTTATGCGCAAAGAGTAACGCTAATTTGAGTTATCTAAAGTCTTAGCGCGCAAGTGTTAATGAAAGTTATGTAAGGTCTTACGCGCGCCTGTAAGACTTTAACTAACTCGGTCGTCACCTCCCATGTATGCGTGTCCGTACCTTTCCGCGTCCATGAAAGCGAAACTTCCGTTAGAGAATGCACGTATCCATTTCGGAATACCGTTGCAATACTCATCGAATGTTTCTTTGCCGAGCGTTCGCTCCACCATGTCGTTTATAGACGTGTAGCCCTGTGTCTTGGCAAAACTGTCATCTACGAGAACATCAACATACCAATCCAAAAATTTGCCTCGCAGCATCCAGCGGCGTATTGTAATTGTAAGTCCGTCCATTGTCTCTTGCAAGATTATGTAATCCTTTGTTTCTGCAATAATTTTTCTCATAGTTCTTTTATTTTGTTTTTTTTACTTTAAATTAGTTTTGGTTCGTGTTCCTGAATGGCAAACACAACTCTTGGCCGGAGCTTGTCAAAGCGTTTTTCTGCTATTATCTTACGGCAAAGGTTGTCATCAGTTATTGCTCGTGCCATTTGAAGGCAGTCGAGAATTGTCTTTAAGGCGTTGTCTAAGTCATACCTTACCGAACTTTCATAGACCGCCACGTAAAGCGTGAAGTGGCAATCAATCATCCTGTCTTTGTAGATTTGGCACTGCTCAATAAAGCTGCGCTCGTATGCTCGTGTCGCCTCGGACTTTATGATGTACCGACCACCGTGCTTATTGTTGCCGACCTCGTAGTTGTTCGCCTTGCTTACGACTTGTCCGTATATCGTTTCCCTTTCCATTTTCTTTGCTTTTAGTGTCATGGTGTCAAGTGGTGACAAACGTAGTGTCATGTCACTTAGCGGATATTGGTGTCAAAGCGTGTACCCGTATCTATAGATACGGGACACTTGACACTACCGCTATTTCAGGTAATAACTATCATCATTTAGTGACACGCTTATTAGTCCCCTTAGCTTCGCATCCGCGACCTTGCGTTTGGCTGTCCGTTCGGATATTGCACCACATACGGCCATGTCCTTTACGAGTTGCGTGTACTTTCTCGGCTTATTGTCTGCAAACACTTCATTGACAAGTCTGGCAAGCTGCTCGTCGGACTTGCTGAATGCCGTAGCCTTTACGGGTATGCCGTTTTCATCGAGTCTGAATGAAACTGGGTCGCATGGTTGGTTGCGTGTGTCTGTCTGCGTGGCCGTGAACACGTCACCGTCTTTCTTAACCTGCCACACGTCGCTCGCCTTTTGCAACAACAACGTGCCTAAGTGTCCTTTCATGCTCTCATCATCCTTACTCTTGTTCTCGTGCAACACGCAAAGGATATGGCAATTACATTCTGCGGATATGCGCATCAGCCCATTGATAGTGTCTCCGCTCTCCGTTACGTCGTTGAAGTTCTCGCAAATATCAGCCACACCGTCAATAACAACAAGCATAGGGCGCAATCTCTTGGCCTCCCTGGTGATTATCCGCATCCGCTCTTTTGGTGTCTTGGGACGCAAATAAACAACCTTTATGCGGCTGTCCTGTCTGTCTGTCGGCAATCCTGCCAATACATAGATTTTGCGCAATAACTTGGCCGTGTTGTAAATGGCCTGCTCCGTATCAAACCACAGGATGGAATGTGTTAACTCCGACGTGCCGACATCAAATGTGCGGCCTCCGAGCAACGCTGCGGCAAGTATCACGCAAAAGTGCGTCTTGCCGTTCTTGCTCTTGGCCTTAACTGCGCTAATGTCACTACACGGCATGAAGCCGACACTATCCTTGTAGAACAAAAACGGCGGCTCCGGGTAGTCTTTGGTAATGTCCACAAAATAATCATCCGTCTTTGGCTGCGCTGACGAGGCTATTTCGTTTAGCTGTTCTTGCGCCTGTGCCAATGTGTCGGACACGTCCAGGCTTTCGTTGGTGGCCATGCTGTCAAGCAAGTAGGCCACGGTTTGCGTCTCGCGTCTTACCGCTAACAGCCTCAACCGTTCCACATTCTGTGCAAAGGCGGATACAGGGGAAGCGTTGCTAAAAAGTTCTGTTAGGGTAATCGGATTTATGCCGCATTGATGCTCGTTGCTATAAGCCATAACAGACACAATGTCCGCTTCTTTGCCTTCTCCTCGCACGGTCTTAGCCACGGCAAGTATGGCCCGGCTCTCACCGTCATAAAACAGCGCATCCGTAAGCTCGTCAAGACAAGCGTTGTAAGTGAGGGCTGCGCCCAATGTAGCACGTTCACACGCCACGTCGCAAAGTTGAGGCTTGGCCAATACATTATATCCCATTGCGCACCTCCTTCCCGTTTCCATGTTTGCTTGCGGACCACTTCCCTTTATCCGCACTGTAATGTTTCGCCATGTAACCTGTGTTCCTGTCACGTTTACGGCAGACAGCCCGTAAAAGCCCCATGTGTTCTAATTCACGTACATAGTAGGTGATGGAGTTGCGTAAAACGCCGGTTGCAAATGCTGCATCAAGCGTAGTTCCGACCTTATAGCGGAAAAATGCAAGAACCTTGTTTATGTCCTTTTCTTTCACTACTTTTGCATCGCGCCAAACAAAAGAACTTCTTGGGGCGGTCGTGGTGGCCGCTCTTCTTTTTTTCTCCATAGTCAAAGCCTTTTGTGTGCACCTGCAACCGCATAGACTGCGGCCTTTTGTTCATCCTCAAGAATAGTGGGTACTTTGTTTTGTTTCATCCACTTTTCAAGCTCCGCACGGTCAAAATATACCTGCTTGCCTTTCGGTTTGTAATGAGGTATCAACCGTTTGCTTGTAAGCTGGTATAGATACGACTTGCTTAGCCCTGTCATCAATGCGGCCTCCTCGAATGTAAACACGTTCTTTGCCGCCAACAATGAATAAGCAAGTATCTTGTCAAGTTTCGCTGCTTCGTCCATTTTATCTTTTGCTATAGTTGTGCCTTACCGCGTAACGTTGGCCATACGCATATTCGCACATCAAAAACGGCGGTGCCAACTTCCTCCGTTGTAATGACAAGGCAAAGATAAGTAAAGATAAAAAACAAAATACACATCAATGTGTCATCAATGTGTCGGCAATTACACATCAATGTGTAATGTATTGTGTTACTTGCAATTAAATAAAATCGTGCGTGGCAAACAGGATAGCAACAATACTTGCATTTAATTGCATAAGATGTTATTTATTTGTATGTTAATTTTTCAAAAAGGGCATTTATTGTCTCATGTCCGGCAGGTAAAAATGTAGTATTGTATCTCATAAAGTTTTGTTTTGCGTCACGTAACTGTTCCTTCGTTATTTTCTTACCGTTGATAGTGAACAGCTCTGCAAATGGTTTCCATGAAGTTGTGGGGTTTCCGTCTTTGTCTTTTTTGTTAGATAGGTCGAAATGATGACTGATAGTATCTGCAAAATAAGATAGCAATAATATTGTATGCTTCCAAGAATAATGATTGTTACATAATCCAGCATCTATGGCTTTTTTCAATATTGTTTTTATTTCCACCGTATCTAATTCGATGGGGAGCAAAGTTTCATTATCGGTCTGTTCGCTTGAAATAGTTTCAAGGGCTTTAAAAATGTCTTCTATGTGGTCTGTTCTGTATAGGTTGGGAACGGGCACACCAGAATTTGCACTTAATTTGTCAAATAGTTCTGAAATTTCAGCATTCAGCCAAAACATTTCTCCAACAAGCATGTCTGTATCAAGGTTGCGTTCACCGTATTTACCAGTCTGAAACCCAAAATGGTCTATTGGGAATAACTTGCCTTTCCACTCGTTAAACAGCATTTTAACGAGTGGGGTATAATCTGATATGCAGGTACATTTCTCCAACAGCTCACCCTCAATGTCTGTCACGGTAGGCAATGGTTCAGCTTTTATTTGTTTTAACATATTTTTGTCAGGGCACATATCTATGTTTCGGCCATCCCTAAAACATATCATGTACATCAGACAGTCCATTTTTCCAGGAGTTCTTTCCGCCGGACAGTTTATCAGGTGTACGCAAATTTCAATATGTTGCAACAGCCGTTCCGACTTTCTAAACTTTAAATCCATACGTGAGTGTTTGTTGTTTTCATTCCTTGAATAAGTCGCTTATTCGCTTTACTGCCTCGTCTTTTTTCTCATCTATGATTTTTGCGTAAATCTGCGTTGTCTCTATTTTCGTATGTCCGAGCAACTTGCTCATAGTGTAGATGTCTGTTCCTGCGGTAAGTCCCATTGTTGCAAATGTGTGTCGGGCGGTGTGAAAGGACACGTTTTTGGTTATTCCACAGCTCTGTGCCCAACCTTTCAGCACGACGTTTACGTATGTGTGGAATGGTAAGTTAAAAACTTTTTCACTGTCTGTTTTACCGTTTCTTTCAGGAAGCCACTTTAAAGCCTCTTCAGATAGAGGCAAGTATAGAGTTTTTCGTGTTTTGCCCATTACGATTTTTATCTTATAATGGGCTCCGTCTTTCTTAATGTCTCCCCATGTCAGATTTCGAACATCTCCAGACCTCAAACCACAAAAACAACTAAATATAAAAGCGTGTTTCGTTGCCTCGTTCACACATTTTGCATCAATCATTTTTTTTAATTCTTCTACCGTCAGGTATTCCCGCGTGCTTTCAGGTATTTTTATTTTCTCGTCAGCATCCAACTTTGACACTGGGTTAATTGGTAGCATATCTTGTTTTACAGCATAATTTAATGCACTTGTAAAGCACCTGAAATAATTGGCCGCAGTTACTTTCGCCAAAGGCTTCCCGTCTTTTCTTTTGGCATTGTTTAAGTAATTGATAAAACCACGGCAAAAATTCTTGTCAACGTCTTTCAGCATGACATTTCCGCCTTTATAGTTCAACAAGTGCCGGGCGGACTTTTCTATGTTGTCGTGATAAGAAGGACTTTGCCCAGTTTCTTTCTTGTGCCCTCCATAAACCGCCATCCAGTCTGCCAACAAAATTTTTGACCGCAATGAGGATTTTGATATTCCAGCCTCATCATTTGCCAGCTCGATAATCCTTTGAGCTTTTATTGCGTTGGCAGCTTGCAATGTATTTGTATTTTGCGTTTTTGCAAGATAGTCTGTTTCGGGTATAAGGTATAACTTCAGAAACTCATAAGTGCGCTTCCCATTCTTGTAAATATCCAAATACAAACTTCTGTTGCCGTTAGTAAGTTCTTTGAAGCGCAACCTCACAGGTTCTTTAGCCTTGATAATATTTTTCTTTTTCGCCATATCCTTTAATGTTATCTATCTGTATAGATACAAAGATAAGTATTTTTTGTTACTTACAAAAATAAAGTAACAAATAAGTATCAAAAATAACATAAAAATCAAATAAACAACAGCAAAAAATATTATCGGTAACGCTTATCTAATATGTATAAACAGCTGGTATTCATTACTTTTGTTTATTGTTTGTTTGATTTTCATTGCATTTATATTAGTTTCTTGCTAAAATTGACAGCCTGATAAAATTTTGCGTTGATATTAGTGAATATGCAACTTCCAAACCTTTAATAACTTCATCCTGCGTTCCGTTTACAAGTTCCTCGGATAAATCATCATTGCCGTTGATAAACCAAGATAACGCATGAGCGAGAGCTACGGCATTGTTGATTGACATAAACATTTCCTTTAATGTCTTTGCCTCTTTTATGTCGGATAGCCAATAAGCTGCCCCTGCTATCTTCTTAATGGTTGGCGGCATTATAACGTACCGTTTACCATTTACCGTTATTGTTTCGACATCAGCTCCGATAATGGCACTGCTTACGATTTTCGCTGCATTATTCTCCATATCAGATTAAATTATGGCGGTAGGGGAGTCCCTGCCGCCTATAACTTTCAATGCTATTATTCCTCTGCGTCTGGGTTTATACCAGTACCATCAAACATATAGCGGCCTTTCACTCCCGTGTTCGGATTAGTCATCGCCACAGCTGTAACACCCAAACCGATATTTTTCTCCACTTGGTTGTTCTTGGCTATGATGTTGGCGTTGGTGAACACAATAAAGTTGCCAGTCTTTGTCATTGCGACAATCGCCTTGTTGATGGTGTCGAAAGTATCGTTAGCTGCCCAACCTGCGTCGGTGTCAACTTTCTCTCCGCCTTCGAGGGCGACTTTGTCGTCAAACGTCCATTCACCCATCGTGAAAGTGATGGTATTCGCTCCACGCTGCGTTACATCACGATAGTATATCTCGCCATTAAGCTCGTTGATATAATCCGTATATGTCGGGTCGTCCTGCGTGTAGCCCCATGTATCTTGGTGGGAGTTCATGACTTCAGTCATGCTTCCTATAATTGTCGGCAATGACGATTTTGTAACAGCGGAAGTTATCACGTTACCATACCACAATCTCTGTATTCCGATAAAAGGTTTCAGTGCCATATCATTTTACATTTAAAACTTGAAACAATAATCTTACATTCACATAGTGACACTTCAAAGCTGTGTCCGCTTCCGTCCCGATTTGGTCGATTTGATAGAGATAACTGCAACCTTCGTATTCGCCGGTCATGCCGTCAAGCAGTTCCAAAGCTTTATGTTCCAACTCTTGCATACGGATGCAGTTTGCCCTGTTCTGGATGCGTGGAACTTGGATATTAACCTCATTGAAGTTCTTTATCCAGTAGGTGCCAGGTTGCTGTAGTTTGACATAAACAACAATCCTTTCAGTCTGTAGTCCTTTCTTTGAATCAACAGCAGGAATTTCATCACTATTACCTTCGTCCCCCTCAAAGACTACATAGACTTCATCTATACCGAAAGCCTTGCAATCTCGATACAGAATGTTCCTTATGTCTTGCGGTGTTATCATTCTATTTCTTCTTTCAATCGTTTCTCTGCGAACAAAGCCGCGCCACTTAATACTTCATAGCCTTTGCTTTCCACATTCGAGGCATAGTTGTAGCCCTTCGGGCTTGCCGCGTCATTCTTTAGCTCCAAACCTTCGTCCGTGACGGAGTATTTGTTTGACTTGCGGAGCGTCCCTGTTCGGTTCTGATAACTGCCATGCTGTACCGCATAATCAACAGCCTCTTTGCCGACCTTTCCCTCAACTTCCTTGACCTCGCTTTCGCCCTGTTCAAAGAAATTATCAACGTCCGAAAAGTCAAAATCTACTCCAGCCATATATCGCAACGTCCTTTCAGTTCCTCCGAATAACACTCGGCATTCTTAATTACCTTGCCCTCGCCAATCACTTCCTGCGTTTCCTTGTCCACGCATTTAACCATAGTGTCCAATGCCAGCTTCTTGCCCTCATATACCACGTGGTAGGCATAGACCCACAACTTGCCGTTTACCGATACCTCCTTCATTTGGGAGTTGTCATGGCAAAAGCATTCCGTAAGTTCGTCCCACGATTCGCCACCAGTGCCGGGTACAGGTCTTCCGTACTCGTCATTCTCCGGCGGTGAAACCGTCCTTACCTGCAATATGTGTGGGGCTTCGTCCAGCATTATAGAAATCTCACTTTTGGTTTGTCTGTGTTCAGCTCATCGTCCAGTCCGTACTTCTTGCACAAGAAAGCGTAATACTCCTTGATGCCCGAAATGTCCCATGACTGCGATTTGGAATGACCGTTCTCGGAAACGGATTTGGAAGTGGCACGGAGCAACAGGGAGGGGATGAAACCGACCATTGAAACCGACACGAGGCCGATATTCTCACCCGTCAGTTCATCTTCCCCGTTAATCCCCGACGACAAGGACATTTCCAAGAGGTCAGCCTCCGACACCGTGATGCCGAAGGTCTGAAACTTGCCTTTTATGTAGTCAGCAACGGTCATCAGCCTAACATTGTATCCAATTCAAGGATTGTTATCTTGTTCGGGCTGGTGTACTCCGGTATCCACTCGCAGCCGTACTCCATGAAGCGGCCTTCATCTGTACGGATGTTGGATATGTACATACCGCCTTGCGCCGTAGTGTATGTCTTGCCCGGCACAGGGTCGGTAAGCTCATACGGAGTGTGCCAGCGCATACGGCCTTGCCTTGCGGTGGTGAACAGCGATATGCGGTTGTCGGCAAACACCTGCTTCATTGTTCCGTCGGCCATTTCCACCATGTCCTCGTTGATGACGATGTGCGGAAGCCCAAGACCCTGGAATATGGTCGTTGCCATCTCGCTTGACATAAGCCCTGCGGAAATCTGCACCTGACGCTGGCCGAAAGTCAGTTTGTAGAAGTCGCCGAAGTCCTTTGAGCCTACGATGCTGTTGATGAACGTCTTGCGCGACATTTCCATTGAAACGAAGTTGCCGAACTTCGTGCGGAGTTCAACGACAAGGTTCATCAGGTATTTCACGAAGTGGTCTTTGTCGGAAGTTTGCGGCGTAACCTTGTTCACGGGCAGCTCAATGTCAAGAAGCTTCACTCCCTGTGGATTGTCGTCTACCTTGACCGAAGCCTTGCCAGTGGAGCGCAAGTCGCCGTCCACAATATCCATGCGCTTGTGCGGAGCGAGCAGCACTTGGCGATAGTCGTCAACGATGTAATTGATTATGTCGTTGAGTGCCTGTTGCTGGTCTGCGGTGCGTGCGGCATTGAACTTGTTGACAAGTTCCTGCAACATATCAAGGCGGTCGTTGTCCATCTGATAGCGGTCGCCAAGATAAGCAACCTCGCCATAGCCCGAACCGAGCGACTTGCGCTCACGTATGGGCTTGTTGGAGTTGCGGTCGATTACAGAACCTGCCGTAACGCCTGTCACCGTGCCAAGATAGGTTTTGAACGTGCGGCTTCGCGTCTCCTCGAAGTCAAGGTGCTTCTGCCAAAAGATTGTGTCAAGGCGGAGAGCCTGTACACGGTCTATGACCGCACGAACTATCTCGGGGTCATTCAATAATGTCTGAACTGTTAGATACATATACCCTCCTTCCTTTTAGTAAGTGAACATAAAGCGGTCGCCGAGCGACTTCTTGTCTTCCTCCGAAATAGGAGCGATGAGCCTTGACGGCCTAATCTCGAAAGCGCGGCCAATGGCCGTTACGGTAGCACCGTCCTCGACTTTCGTCCATGCGTAGTTGAGCGCGTTTGCCGTAGCCTTTGCATCCGTGCCTGCCGCCGCAGATGCCTCGAACAAGACTTTGCCTTTCTTTGGCGTGCCTTCAAACTCATCAATCGTGAGAGTGTCGTAGTCCTCGTTGCTTGTGTCTATCGCGCTGACGGTCGCACCGTTAGTGCCGTCGCCGATGAACATTCCGACATAAGCCAACGAGCCTTTCTTTATCTTCATTGCTGTGCCTGACGTAAAGTCTTCCGCCAGCTCCACGTTGATGACGGGCGTGGCCGTCCTTGCCTTGAAGTCAAGTACAAGCGGAGTGAGCGGCGGTATGGCCTTAACATTCTTCAGGCTTGTTGTCACCAAGTTGAAGCCGCCCGAATAGCGGAAAACTGTCTCAAAACGGCACATTTCGGGCATGATTTTCTCAACCGGTTCAAGATTGTACTTTAATCCTGCTGCCATTGTTTTACTTGTTTGCGTTGTTGTTAATTGCTTCCGTCCCCTTGTTTATCATAGCGGCAATGTCGTGGTTTTCTTTCTCCACTCGCTGTTCTGCCGTTTCGGGGACTTTACTCTCCTTGTAACCGTTGTTCACCATGTCCTGCTTCAGCTCCTTGAAGTAGTTATCCAAGTCTGCCTCATCAGGGATGTTGCGGTCTTTCAACATGAAATCGGGAATGCCATACTTCTTAGCCACTGATGCGACCTGCGCATTGCGTTGGTTTTGCGCCTCCTTAGCCTCGAAAGCCGCCAACTTGTCCGCAAAAGGCTTTATCCCTGCGGTGATGCCGTCGGCAATCATCTTGGCGATGTCAGGCTTTTCATCTTCGCCGCTTCGTTGCTGCTGTTGTTGCTGCTGCCGTTGCTGGCCTCCCTCGATTGGCTTTCCGTCTTTCAGTCCATACTTTTTCTCGTAGTTGGCCACTGACGAGATATTAGCTTGTCCTGCACGGAAATCGCCGTAGTTGTTCATCACGTCCTGAAAACTGATACCCTCCACGATGGAGTTTACCTTCGTTTCGTCCGTCACACCCTCCGCCTTCTTTGTGGCTATTCGGGTCAATGTCGCAGTATCCGCCCCAGGGAATTTCTGTTGCAGCCCTGCCAAAATTTGTTCAAAAATCGTCATACGGTATGAAAATTGTTATCCTGAAAACTTTTCCCCAAAGTTAGTTATAATAAAGTGTTTGTTTTTATTTTTCCCTTGCTCCCGTTGCAACAATAAGTCTATTATTGCAATTTTGTTTTTGCAAACAGAAAAAGCGGACATATCTCAACGACATATCCGCTTCCACCCTAATAATTAGTCAATGAAAAACATTACTTCGCATTGCCTTGATTGGCCTTGTTTATTTCTTGCAGCTGTCTCTGCTTGTCAATGTCTGCATCCTGTTTTTCTTGCTGTTCCTGTCTTATCTTGTCTATTTCGTCTTTCACGGAGTCGATGTTACCAACAAACATTATAGCGTGCTCCTGCGACCATATCTGCCCATCCTTTGCCTTGATTGCCGTGTCAATCTTGTCTGCGATATTCTCCAAACGATAGGGTTGCATCTTTACATCCACATCTAACGTTTCGGACGCGGCTTCAAGCGATGTGTTGATAATTCCAAGAGCGGAGATGAGGAAGTTCACACGCCGTTGCATGAATATACCCACCGTTTCGTTCAGGTTCTCGACATTCAGGTGGGTTGACATGAATACATAGTCAAAGGCAACCCCTGATACGGCATTACCTGTTCCCTTCAGGCTGTCAAAGGATATTCTTGGAGTGTTCGTAAGGCCATATATCTGCGACAGCAAGGTTTCCACCTCGAACTTGACCGTTTCAGGCACTTGGTTCCATGTGAGGTATTGGGCATTGGCGCTTGTTCCCGTAAGCTGTACGATGCGGTTCTTCAGTTCTCCGCTTAATTGCTCAACATCTCCATACAACATGAGTATAGGGAAAAAGTGGTAGTCGATGCAATCCGCATAACTCGACAACAGCTTCTCCAAGCGGATGCGCAACGTCTTGATTTTCTCACAATATGCTTTTGGACGATACATATAGATGATTGGCAGCTTCCCGAAATTGTGCCTAAATGAGCCAGTTTCAACCCAACCGTTGGTGTTCTCCCACTGATACACCATGTCTGCGGTGATGCACATAAAACAATCTACTTCCGCATCGTCCAAGTCCCTTTTCTTGTATTCCCTCGACAAGGCAACAAGGTTGCCGTTATCATCGAAATAAGGATAGAGTTTGTCACCACGGAAGGGCGACCACAAGACGCTTTTAAGACGGTATTCGGGCTTTGTGTTGCCAAATACCTCTGATACCTTACGCTTCAGCTTCGCCCAAAAGCCGTCATCAGGCACTACGTACCAATATTCCGCCACCTCCTGCTCCGCCAGCCATGAGCGCACAACCTGCTTGTTCTGATACCTCAACTTGTTCTTCTTGAATACTTGGTTAAGTGAAGCCAGCAAACTCTCCTCCGTGCTGTCGGGTTTGCAGTCGAGTATGGGGTCAGTGCCCACGGTGAACGCTGTCTGAATGTTTACGATGTCCTGCTCAATGGGCAAAGCGATGCGGTTAGGGTCAACCAACTTTTTCTTTTCCTCTACCGTAATTTGCTTACCAGTAACAGGGTCGGTATAGTCCTTGCCAGGCTTCAGCGTCACCTTGATTTTCGGATACTTCTCCTCGTCGGTGATTATCTCATGCTTATCAGGCGACCAATCATTATACAACTTTACTGCATCAGGATTTGGTGTCCTACGCGCCTGTTTTAGGTAGTATATCTTTTGCTCCGTGTCCGTCAGAGCCAAAACATCGTTTATATTTCTCATCTTTCCAATGTTTAATGTCCGAATATTCCTGAATAATCACGCGGCTTCATTATGCGGCCAAGTAATACGGATAATACATAGTAACGTGAAGCATCTATTGCGTGGTTATCCTTGTCTACTGGCTGATTGATATAGTTCCCGTCCTTGTCCTTATCCCATACATAGTTACGTAACTCCTTTTGCAAGTTATACGAGCGTCTGGTGACGAATATCTCCATGTCCTTCATCTTGTCAATACCAGCCAAGATAGAACCTTGCCCTTTCTCGGTGGCGTATATGTTCACCCCTCCGTTGTGTATCTCCTGAATGAGGCGAGGGTCTGCGCTGTCGGCATAGACATTCAATCCCCACGGACGGAGCGATTTCACGATGTCGGATGATAGAAGATTTGTACGGTAGTCTATCTCGTCCAGATAAAGCGCATTGTCGATTATTCCGCACCGTACTGCCGCTGTCGGGTCTAATGTATAACCGAAGTCCAGCCCGATGCCCACCTTCTTGCACCATTGCGGGAACTCGTCCACAATGCCCCACTTCTTGAACACAGCACCCTCCGCCACGTCTGCCCAGCGACCTATCACCGTATGGGCATATTTTTCGGGGTTGTCCTCTTTCATCTGCCTTACCTCTTTCAGAAACTCATCCGAAAGGTGGTCAAGGTTGTCAAAGTAAGTGGTATGGATGTGCAGCACGTTGGGATGCGTGGAAATCTGAACGGGAACACCGTCAATCTCCACCAACTTGTGCGTGTTCTCGATATACTTCTTGTAGATGAAGTGGTTGCTGTCCGTGGGGTTCATGATGATGATGATGCGGTTCTGAATGCCCTTCTGACGGATGGAGAGCATGATTTTGTCGAAGTCCTGCTCGTTCGTCCACTCCTCCGCTTCATCACAAACGAAAGTTGTAATCCCGTGGATAGACTTTAATTTTGCCGTCTGGTTACCCGAAGAAGTTTTGATACCCCGGAACATGATGCGCCCACCGCTCCGGCGGTTGATGATGTCCGTCTTAGTGGAACGGAAGTATTTGCCCGTGCCGTCCATATCTATCTTCTCCATCATTTCGGGGATGATACTCATGTGGGCGGAAACCATCGTATAACGGGAGTAAAGGATGGTGTGGGCAAACGACCTGTCCAATGATTTCTCAAAGGTCAGCCGCTCGATGAAGGCGGAAGCATTGAATGACTTTCCGCTGCCACGTCCTCCGGTGATAAGTATGATGAATTTCTCCTTATCCGTGTAGAGTGGGGTGTATATAGCCTGGGGTTTAATCATTGGTGTTGTCGTTTATCCATTTCTCGATGTCAATACTTCCATTGGAGGACACATCTTCATCGTCCTCTTGCTTCTTCTCAACCTTGCGCCATTCTTCATCATGGTGGTACAGCCAAGTGGAGAGAGCCTGCATATTGGGCGGCAGTTCGGTTTCTCCCTCGGTGGTCTGTATCTCTTCATCTTCGGTATAAACGCCGTCTATTTTCAGCTTCCGGGTGGTTACGGTCTTGTTCTTGATTTTCTTGCCGCCCAAAGCCGCTTTGAGATATGCACCACGCACGATGGAGTTGATTTTGCGGCGACCGCGCGCTAAGACTTTAGCTAATCTGGCAGACCTGCGTTCGTTTTCCTCATCCGACCACTTGTCATAGTTGCCGTTCTTCATGCAATTAAACACTTCGGGAGATAGCGAAACGCCGAACTTGTCATCCAGCGCATCCGCTATCTCCGCATCGGTCAATCCCTGCATGGAGAGCGCAAGGATTTCGTCGTAGAAATCATCACTATCGTAGTCGAATTTCTTGGGTCTTGCCATAAATTGTTATCCGTTACTTAATCCCATGTATCTTCTTGTAGATATTCTTCTATCGGCATCATTGCCTGCATATCTTTCTATCCTCCTTCGGGTATTCAAATATGCTCTTGCAAGTCTACCTTGACCTTCCCCACCTACCATTGAAGATAATCTTCTGTATTGGTCTCCTTATTCTCGTACACTTTTACTTCTACTTCTGACTCAGCAAATAATTTAATCGTTAAACAATATTATTCTACGCGCTCGACTTGTTCGTCAAACACTTCTCCTTTTATAAACTTCATATAAGGGTTATACCCGAACCGCTCACAGAAAGCTGCTTTTGCGTCCCACGTGTCAAAGGAGAGCATCAGGTAAGCATCCATGTTTGCGGCTGTTTCCTGAGCCTGTTCCTTAACTTGTTGTTTCACGTCTTTCATGTGGGCGACCTTTTCGGCACGCTCCAACTGACGGGCTGCTTTCTCGGCTTCTTTCCGTTCGGTGACTGGTTGCATCATTTCTTCCAATGCCCCAGCCAAAGAGTTTTCTTCTTCGGTCTGCAAAAGAAAATCACAGCCTATCATGTTCAAGTCCGCATCGGTCAGACCTGCGTCCTTGTAGTCAATATCGGGAACAAGGCGAGCCAAAGCGTCGTAATCCCAAGAACCTGAAATGTTCCCATTATTTAAGGCTATGTTAAGCGTCTTTTCGGTTTTCCTATCAACGCTTATCATCTCCACACGCAAAGAATAGTCGTTATCCGGATATTTGTACATTTCATCAAGTATTGCTACTTTCTGATGACCTCCGACAATGGTATTACCCGTTTGACTATTGACAATAATTCCTCCGACCACTCCAAACTGCTTCATAGACCGCTTCAACATACGCTTGCCTTGCTCGTCTATTTTTCTTGGATTATAGTCGGCTGGGTGTATCTCACTACGTTTTACCTCAACGATAGTGGACGAAAAGAATTTTTTCAGACTATCTTCCATGCCTTATCTCTTTTTATGCTGCTTACCGCAGATGCGGATATTCCATATTTCTTTGCAATGGAAATTCCTGTGTTCCCGGCAGCAAGCAACACCCTTATTTCTTCCACATCTTTCTCTTTCAACTTTGCACACCCATGCTTTTCGCCACAAGCTGGTTTTTTCAAGCCTGTCGCAAAAGCGTGCTGTGTATTTTCTGACTTAGTACACCATTCGAGATTTGAGACCTTGTTATTTTGTTTGCATCCATCTTTATGATTTACAAAATCTTTCCCTTCTACATGAGGAATAAAGGCATCAGCCACCAACCTATGTACGTTGTAAAATTCTCTTATTTCCCCTTCCGTTGCATAGTTTAAAGTAACATATCCGTTTCGGTCTATGGTTGTTCTAAGCACTTTCGGATGGTGATTTACTTTAGAACGTATCTTCACCACTATGCCAGTATCAGACACATAGGCATTTTTGTGTAGCATTTCAGAAAGTCTAAACGTATCTCCTAAAAACACTACTTCTTTTTGATTTGACGAAAATAGCTCCTCAAATATACCTGGAATAGAATTAAACCCTTTTGTTGCACAATAAACAGTTGTTATATCTATGTCTTTCTCTCTTGAAATGTCAGATAGAGAAACTCCATTAGAAAACATTATTTTGATTTCATCAACAGTGATGTTATCCAATTTAGGTTTTGCGTTCCAAGTACATTCCATCCAATAAAGATTATCCAAGTTGTTATTAGTTGGATTCCCGTCCCTATGGGCTATGATTTTGCAACCATCTTTTTTGCCTTTGAATGTCTCTAATACTAACTGATGAATATATTTCCTTACGACTTTATCAGCTTTTCGTAGTGAAACTCGACAAAGCCCCCGTACGTCAGGAGTAGCCTTTAGAACTCTTCCTAACTTTACAGAGCGAACCTGGCCAAGATTAGATACTTGATAATCTCCGTCAAATCCATTTATGTTCTTCCAAATTTCTTCCATAATTTTATCTGCATTTCACTACAAATATACTAAAAATCAGTCAATTATACAACAACTTAACAGCCATTTTTCAAAGTGAATGGCGGAGCGGTTAAGTTCCACCGATTCGCTCTTTATATACTTTGATAGTTCCATGTTAGCCATTGCTCAATCCTTGCGCACGTGCAACTTGCCTTCGCGCGTAATCATTCATTACCCTGTTATATGCGTTTACAATGCGCAAATTCCTTTCAGTAAACATAGTTCCGTATCTATTAAAAGCCTCTCTTTGAAGTCTATTCCTTTGCGCTGTAATATCTTCTGCTGTTCTATTCCTTCTTCTAACTCGGCTTTCCTCCTATTAGTTTTGTTTGTTATGATACTCCCATAATATCCGCTCTGAAAGCGGAAACACTTTGTAAATACGTTGCAAGTCCTGCGGATAGTTCTTCTCCAGCCAAAGCATACAATCGAGGTTAAATCCGACCCCATTTGAAGCCTTTAATGAATAGCGTACCGGTTCGGGAAGATTGTGCTGCTTCATGTATGACAACACGTCTTTTTGGGTGTAATCCGCCAAAGGATAGCACATACCGTTATTCTCGTACCCATTGGCTTCATATCCTTTCAGCATTAGGCGGCGGTTCATTCCATCAGCTTTCTTCATCCCCAAGAATGCGTAATGTATGCCGTATTTGAGTTGCATAGCCTTGACTACATCCGCCAGCTTCAACAGCTTCACCTTTGGATTAGGTACGCAATACAAGCCGCTGCGAAGAATGTAGGTCAAATTCCAGTGCGGTACTTCGACAAACTCAATTTTCGGGTATCTGGCTTTCACCCATCCAATCCAGCGGTCTATGTGTTCAAGATGCTGCACAAAGTACATAAACACGCACACTATACGCTCAAATTTCAGATAAAGCATATCCAGCAAAACAAGGCTGTCCTTACCTAAAGAACAAAAGAGCAAAGCCGAATCCGATTTTTCACGAATCCGGTCAATGCTGTTATATGTCCTTTCTTGCAGCGTCATCATTATCCGCCCGATAAGCCTAAACCTGTACGAATGTTACGATACTGCTGTTGCCGGGTGATGTAACGTCCACCCTGCGATAATCTGCCGGTAGTGGGGTCTGTCAAACCTTGGCGACCACCACGATAACCACTGCTTGAATAAGTAGTCCTTCTTCTGACTCAGCTTCAAATTAAAGATTAAACATTTTTATCTATCACTCTGCCCAAGTCGTAAACGACCTGTGCTGCCAAATAAGGTTCACCGTTGTACTCGTACTCGATGAGGTTGTGATTTTCGTCCTCAAAGAGTTCTATGCGAGCGTCTTTCACCTCTACGAGCGCACTTGCCCGGTCTTTGTTGTAACCTACATAGAATTGAATGGCATCGTACTTGCGTGGTATCAAAATACCATCTTCTTCTTTGCAATAGCCTTCATCGTCCAGTTCGCAATACTTCTTCTGCGTGTTAGGGCGTATTTCTCGAAATTCTTGCTTCTTCTTGCCTGATAGAATTTCATCAAAATACTTCTGCTTGATGATGAGCTGTAATATTTCCATTTCTAATTATTTTAGGGTTATAGTTGCGGATGCAGGACTCGAACCTGCGGCCTCTACCAAGTCAAAGTAGCGAGCTGACCACTGCTCTAATCCGCGATGTGTATTCAAAATTACTGACAATTATTGTAATGGCTTAATATCGACGAGCATAAAATGCAACTTTTCGCCTATTATTGCAAAATTGTGGCCGCCACCCCAGCGTGAAGCGGCGGCCACTCTGTCATTGGTCGTAAACAGATTATCTGTCGTTGCTTGTGTACATTATTATCTTGCCAGTGTCTATATGCCTTATGTAAGAATATTTCTCACCTATACTTATGGTTGTAAAATCCCTCATATACGTGTCTTTGCCGAATATGCTGCATAACTGCGACATTAACGGATGCTCTTTATTGATTAACAATACTATTTCTGCTTTCATTGTCTATAAGTTTAATGTTTCTAATGCCCTTACATCGTCATCGTCAAACGACATGACGATATTCTCTGATGCGAGCCTGTACTCTTGCAGGTCGTCGTCCCATTCGATGTTGCTCTTGACTTCATTGATGATTGACGATAGTAAGACGCATTGCTTTGCCGTCAAGCCCTTTATACTGAATGTACTCTTTTTCATAATTAGCAAACCTTGATTAAATTAGCCACCTTAAAGCAACGCCACTCTTGCTTCTCTGTATCGAAGTATGTCTGCACCGTGCAATTCGGTTTTCTACCCGTGCCCTGCGTTTCAGGCAAAAGGCTCTCTTTAAGCGTACCGAAAGCCTCACGCAAGCTGCCGTCCACTTTCTGAAAGTAGAACTTCACGATACCGTCTTTCATGCGTGCCTTCAGCTTGATGTTCGCCCAAGCCACCTTCAACGCCTCTGACAGCGTATAACCGTTACGCCTTACCATTTGCCAGGCGAGATTCATGACCTCGCGAAGCCTGTTTCTTTTCTCTGTTGCCATAATCTTGCCCTTTCTTTAATCAACCTAACCAAAATATACCAAACACTAACACTGATGCTGCCGCAATGCAAAGCAACGTGTCTATTATCTCGTTTCGTTTCATGCTCTTACAGTTTATAAAACATACCCAATACCTGTGACCATGAAGAGAAAGCCGGGTCTAAGCCATCGCTTTCTTCTCTTGCCTCTTCTTCGTCGAGTTCTTGCAAGTCCATCTTGAAGAGTGCAATCTCTGTTTCGTATGCTTCTATAGCCTCTGCCTTGCTGTCTGTGTTGCAGAACTCGCACGCCTTTTGCTCGTTCATCATCTTCACTCTTGCAAGCTCTAACGTCAGCCTGTCAAGCTCTCGTTCTATCTTCTCGCGTGTCATAGCTGTATTGTTTTATTATCTTTTTAAACCTCTTCTCATCTACACCTTTTCTAACTGCCTCGCGCAAAATGATTAATGCAACTCGTTCATCAACCTTGATGGTTTTTAAAGATGTAGTATCTACGTTGTACGTGCCTTTGATTTCTTTCGCTAAAGGCACATAGCCGGGGTGCTGAAAGTTATGTCTTCCAATAGCCCAAACAACATACCCATTTGGATACTCATCTACCACCTCGAATATGTCCTTGCACCCATAACACTCATCTGTAATGTATTTTTTCATATCTTTTCAGTTTTGTGCAGGGCTTTCGCCCTGCGGTTGTCACTTGTTTATTATTCTCTCTACAAGGCGGTTGCAAGCATAACCTGTACTGCCATAGGCGTTTTCAGGTATGAACTTGAATAATGTGCCGTTCGTAGCCTTTGTTATGAAGTCAAGCCCGCTGTGATAGTCGTTAGCAATTTCACGTAACATTCTATACTCATTCAAGCTGATTTCAACCTGCCTAATACCCACCATCAATACTACTATGCCATAAGTGAAGTCTGTGTCTAAGAATTTAATTGTAGTCTTCATATCTGTAATGCTTTAATTGTTATTTCTGCTGCAAAGTTAAAGTAATATTTTATCATAAACAAATAAATGATTAAATTTTACTTTAATTTTAACAGTATTTAATAAAGTAATATTTTATTTTTATTCTTATTAAATAAAATATTCGTATATTTGCAGCGAAATTAAATAAAGCAATATTATATGAATGTTAGAATTAAAGAGATAATGCAAGAAAAGGGTGTGTCATCTGTTAAGATGGCTGATATGATACATGTATCTAAGGTGACGATAAGCAACCTTATTAATAATAAGACGATGCCTTCTATTGACACGCTTGAAAAGATAGCCACAGCCCTTGACGTGCCCATCTGGCAACTGTTCGTTTCGCCGTCCGATGTTACAGGAGGTGGAAGAACATTTAAGTGCCCCAACTGTGGTCGGGAATTTGAAGTTGAACTTAAAGCAAAAGAATAATTATGAAAAAAGTTTTATTGGCGATTGCGTGCTTATTCTGCTTAAATGTGGAAGCACAAATTTATTACGGAGAGCAAAAACTTACTAAATCACGAATTACAGGTACAAAAGTAGGCAATGTCTTCGGCGCAGTCCTAACTTATGGACTTAGCCCTGCCAATTCAAGCAAGACAATAGAGGGCGCAACATCTGAAACACAGATAAAAGATAAAATGCCTGCATTTAAGTTCCATTTTGGAGAAAGCAAAGACTCTTTACTAATGAACCCTGAACGAATGAGTGGTATCTATATGGTGAAATTACGGAAAAAG